TGACGCCAGATGATGTCAATGAAGTTATTGAGAACATCATTGGTGGCGATGAAGGTACTGACGGCGGTGACGACAGCACTCAGCAAGCTAATCCATGTCCAGATGGATATTCGTTGGTTGATGGTATGTGTCAGCCTGACGATGGCATTGGGACTGAAGAGGGTGATGAGGCGGCTTCGCGAATTAACCTGAGCTTGCGTAAGATTGATCGCGGTGGTGGAGATATTCCTGATGTTACAATTCCTGATCCAGTTGAGGGCGAGGCGTTGATTGTTCGCAAGCCTGCACAGTTCTTTGAGGGCGGTGGGGTTTATGGACCTGATTCTGAGGATGATGACTATGATCGTTACTATCGCAGCAGCGGTGATCAGGGTTACATTGTGAGCGACTACGGCCCCGGATATTCAACGTATCAGTTGGGTGAAGGTGAAGACCCAGCGGGTTTGATGAATTATCTTGATAATCAGCAGGAGTATCAAGTTTATAAGGACACTGCACCTGCGGACAGCATGGACGATGGTTCTGCCTTCCTTGGTGGTATTGGCGGCAACCAAACTACACAGGGACAGCAAGGTCAGACATCATTGCCTGTCTTTAACCCTGATGTTCCAGAACCTACAGACCCAACTATTCCAGATTATGAGACACCAGTTGATCCTGATCCGATTGCTGATCCGCTTCATGATCCGAGAAAGATGATCATTCGTGCGCCTAAGCAATTCCGCACGGCTTACGATGATGTTGCAATTCCTCGTGATGCTATGAACAGAGAGCCTGTACCTTTTTCTGGGCAGAAAGTTCGCAAAACTGCTCAGTTTGCGCAGGGTGGCATGGTAACGCCGAACATTGATAGGTTCTTGCAGTCTTTAGGAGGCTGATATGAATGACCTTAGCGACTTTACAAAGTTCTTAACTGACGAGGAGTTAGCTAAGGTCGCTCCTATGTTGGAGCGTTTAAAGACGCTTGATGACAGGAGCAACAAGCAAGACAGCTTTATGAACTTTGTGAAGCATGTTTGGCCTCAGTTTATTGAGGGCAGGCACCACAAGATTTACGCTGAGAAGCTGCAAGCTGTTGCGGATGGTAAGATCAAGCGATTGATTGTGAACATGCCGCCTCGACATACGAAGTCAGAGTTTGCGAGTTACTTGTTTCCGACTTGGTTGATGGGCAGACGCCCTGATTTGAAGATCATTCAGGCGACTCACACGGCTGAGTTGGCTGTTGGTTTTGGTCGTAAAGTAAAGAACTTAATTGATAGTGAGGAGTTTCGAGATGTCTTCCCTAATGTTAACCTTGCGTCAGACGCTAAAGCGAGTGGTCGATGGAGTACGAACGGTGGCGGCGAGTATTATGCGGTGGGTGTCGGTGGTGCTCTCGCGGGGCGCGGCGCTGACCTTGCGATTATCGACGATCCTGTCTCCGAACAAGACGCGCTGAGTGTTACGGCTTTAGATAATATTTACGAGTGGTACACCTCTGGTCCACGGCAGCGTTTGCAGCCCGGGGGTTCGATCATCATTGTGATGACGCGTTGGTCTATTCGTGACCTGACAGCGAAGGTTTTGGCAAAGCAGAGCGAGAAGGGTGCGGATCAGTGGGAGATTGTTGAGTTTCCTGCGATTATGCCGAAGGGTGATCCGCTGTGGCCTGAGTTCTGGAGCTTAGATGAACTTGAGGGCGTTAAGGCGTCTATCCCTGTTGGCAAGTGGAATGCGCAGTATATGCAGAACCCTACTGCTGAAGAGGGTGCGATTATTAAGCGCGAGTGGTGGAATATCTGGGAAAAAGACGATCCACCCCCTTGCAGTTATATTATTCAGAGTTATGACACGGCGTTTAGTAAATCAGATAGGGCTGACTACAGTGCGATTACGACTTGGGGAATTTTCCATCATGACGAAACGAGGGAAGATCACATTGTCTTACTGGATGCGGTACGAGGCCGCTGGGAATTTCCTGAACTAAAGGCACAGGCGAACGAGTTGTATGACTTGTATGAGCCTGACATGGTGCTTGTGGAACAGAAGGCGAGTGGTATGCCGTTGACACAGGAGTTGCGGCGTATGGGTATTCCTGTGACGCCGTTTACGCCGAGCCGTGGTGCTGACAAGTTTACGCGGATGCATGCCTGTGCACCTGTGTTTGAAAGTGGTATGGTGTGGGCACCTGATACGAATTACGCTGATGAGGTTATGGAAGAATGCGCAGCATTTCCCAATGGGGAACATGATGACTTGGCGGATTCGATGACTCAGGCTATACTACGTTTTAGGCAAGGTGGGTTTATTACGACTCCCACTGACTATGATGATGAAGATGAACTGGCGTATGCCCGTCGCAGAAGAGAGTATTATTAGGAGGCTTTCACATGGCTATGAAAGGTAGAAATGCAATGGGGGGCCGTAACCCGGGACGCTCCAAGTCGATTGAAGATGCATTGCGTCAAGTTCTTGCGGGTCGCGGAAGGGGATCATCCCCGCGTCCAAAGTTGCGTCCTCAAGCACGACCTGATGCGACTTCTCCGCGTCCTAAATTGCGCCCTGAAACAATTGGCGGCATGGAAGGTGGTAGCACTCGCGGTGTTAGCCCAATGGACAATTACAGCAAAGAAGACTTGATGAGATTGCTTGGTTCTGTAGCGTCTGGTGGTGCTGGAGCGGCAGGTCGTGCTGCAATGACAGCAGGTAAAGCTGCTGCTGGATTTAAACAGGGCGGTGCAGTTCGCAAGAAGAAGCCCAAGAATGGTTGCGTCATGCAAGGACGCGGCGGTAGCTACAAAGGACAGAAATGATGCCTAACACACCAAAGAAGTACAAGGGATTCTCACAGCTTCCTGAAGATGTGCAGATGAAAATGGACCCCAAAGCAGCCATGAAATACATGGAAGGTGGCGCGGTTAAGAAATACATGGGCGGCGGCAAGGTTCGCGGCTACAAAGATGGCGGTGGTGTTTGCCGTGGTGGTGGCGCAGCCGTATCAGGTATGAAGTTTTCTGGAGTTAAGTAATGGCTAAAATCATCATCAATATCGACATGGATGAGCTTACATCTGGCATCAACCAAGTTGTTGATGATGATATGTACGAAACCGAAGAAGAGTTTGTTTGTCCCTTATCTACTCAAGACTCAGAAAAGAACGCAGAGAACCGTGAGCATGCGATCCAAGAATATGCTTACGGTCACTCTGTAAAGAACTGGGAAAAGAAGAAGCAGATTTGCGGAAACTGCGAATATTATAGCATTCGTTCCAACATGCTTGATTGCATAGAAAATGGCATTGGAATGGATGAAGGTGACGAGGTTGGGTACTGCACTAAGCTAGACTTTACTTGTGCAGCAGAGAACACCTGTAATGCGTGGGAAAAAGGCGGTCCTATGACTGACTTTGATGACGTTGATGATCTTGAGCCAATTGAAGGTAACGAGAAGGACATTTTCTAATGGCTATTGAACGTGGACTAGGGGCTGGTGGTCCAGCGGACGTACCGATGATTCCTGACGATGGAATGGTTGAAAATGTCATTGAAATGCCTGCACAACCCGGGATTACAGAGTTTGATGACGGCAGTGCTGTTGTTGGTGAATACGAAGACGAAATGGAGCCAAGGCCAGAGGTTCCGTTTGATGGCAACCTAGCAGATGCTATTGATGAGGCCGAGTTAGGCCGTATTTCGTCTGATTTAGTTGGTTCGATTGAGGATGATCTGTCCTCTCGTGAAGACTGGGAAGATACATACAAGAAGGGGCTTGAGTTCCTTGGCATGAAGACTGAAGAGCGCAGTGAGCCGTTCGAAGGGTCTTCTGGCGTTATTCATCCGTTGTTGGCTGAGTCTGTAACGCAGTTCCAAGCGCAAGCGTACCGTGAGTTACTGCCTGCCACTGGTCCTGTTCGTACATCTGTTGTTGGTGCGCAGAATGAGATGCTTGTAAAGCAGTCTGAGCGCGTCAAAGACTACATGAATTACATGATTACCTATGAGATGGAAGAGTATGATCCTGAGCTAGATCAGATGCTATTCTACCTTCCTGTCATTGGTTCTACGTTTAAGAAAGTTTACTTCGATCCTCTGAAGGGTCGCGCTGTTAGTAAGTTTATCCACGCTGAAGATTTGGTTGTGCCGTATGGCGCGACTGATTTGGCTTCTTCGCCTCGTATTACGCACCGCATTTCTATGGATTCTAACGAAGTCCGTAAGATGCAGCTTGTGGGCTTTTATCGTGACATTGATCTGCCAACAGGTGGAATGGGTGAAGACGATATGGCTGATGAGGTTGAGGAATCTATTGATGAAATTCAAGGCGTACACCCAAGTGGTCCGTCTGAAGAATTAACGCTCTATGAAGTCCACACGAGCCTAGATATTGATGGCTTTGAGGACATGGGTATGGATGGAGAGCCGACAGGCTTGAAGTTGCCGTATATCATTACAATCGTTGCCGATACTGGTGATGTTTTGGCAATCCGCCGTAACTACATGGAAGCTGACCCCATGAAACGCGCGAAACAATATTTCGTGCACTATAAGTTCTTGCCGGGTCTTGGGTTCTATGGCCTTGGGTTGACTCACATGATTGGTGGTTTGGCTCAGGCATCTACGTCGATCCTGCGTCAGTTAATTGATGCAGGCACCCTCTCCAATCTACCAGCAGGCTTTAAGGCCCGTGGCGCTCGCATTAGGGATGAGGATGCTCCACTTCAGCCCGGCGAGTTCCGCGACATTGATGTGGTTGGGGGCACCCTGCAAGGCTCTCTGATGCCTCTCCCCTTCAAAGAGCCTTCAGGGACGCTTTATAACCTTTTGGGCACTCTAGTGGACGCAGGACGCCGCTTTGCGTCTATGGCAGACCTCAAGGTTGGTGAGATGGGCGGTGAAACGCCTGTTGGAACGACTATGGCTATTATGGAACGTGGCACGAAAGTGATGTCTGCGATCCACAAGCGTTTGCACTATTCGCAAAAGATTGAGTTCAAGCTACTTTCGCGTATTTTCTCTGAAACGATTCAGACGTATCCGTATCAAGCAGATATGATGATGGGGCCAGAGATTTTTGTGCAAGACTTTGGTCCACAGATTGACGTTCTTCCTGTATCTGATCCTAACATCTTCTCTATGTCTCAGCGTATTGCGTTGGCACAAACAGAGTTGCAGTTGGTTCAATCTAACCCGCAGATTCACGGTGGCCCACAGGGTCTATATCAAGCCTATCGCAAGATGTACGAAGCGTTGGGCGTGACAAATATTGATGCTATTCTACCACCCCCACCTCAACCGCAGCCTATGAACCCTGCGAAAGAGAACCAGATGGCATTGCAGGGAGCACCATTGCAGGCGTTCCCTGATCAAGATCACCAAGCGCACATAGAGACACACATGGCTGTGATGTCTACTCCTGCCATGGAGCTTAACCCGCAGGCTATTATGGCCTTGCAGGGGCACATTCAGGAGCACATTGGCATGATGGCTGAGTCTCAAGCGCAGCAAGAGATCATGTCTCAGGTTCCGCCTGAGCAAATGCAGATGATGCAACAGCAAGCACAGATGATGCCACCACAGCCGGGGCAACCGCCTGCTGACCCTATGATGCAGTTCAAGCCGCAAATCGACTCTCGTGCGGCAGAACTCATTGCAGAGATGACAGAACAATTAGCGCAAGCGGTAGCACCGCCACCACAATCTGATCCACTCGTGGACATACGGAACCAAGAACTGCAACTAAAGGCAGCAGACATGCAGCGTAAGCAGCAAGAGTTTGATGCAAAGCAGGAAATGGAAAGCGAGAAAGAACGTAACGATATTCTGATCGCACAACAGCGCATTGATGCTCAAGAAAAGGCGATTGATGAGCGTTCACGAGTAGCAGAGGAACGCATTCAAACCCAGAGAGACATTGCCGCGCTGAACTCAGCAATGAAAGGACAGTAAGATGGCATCGTCAATACGGGAGAAGATGGCTGAACAAGATAAGGCCAAAAAGATCGCTCAAAGGGAGGCTGAAAATGCCGCTAAAAAAGGGAAAAAGCCAGAAGACAATAAGCAGCAACGTGCGCAAGCTAAGGTCGGAGGGGCGTCCGCAAAAGCAAGCAGTAGCGATAGCCCTAAGTCAGGCGGGAAAGTCCGAGCGCGGACGGAAAAAGGCCACTTCGTCAAAGACGACCCGAACACCCCAGAAAACGAAGCGTGGGTCGAGGAAAAACCTAAGAAAAAAGCAGCCACAAAAGCCCCTGCGAAAAAACGCGGGAGGCCACGTAAGCAGGTTCAGTAGAATCGCAAGACCCCAGAGATTCCAAGGTATTTTCTGACTTTATGGTAATTATACTTGTGCTTTCCAAATAATCGCATACTATATGCGGTATGGACGCACTAAATCTTGCAGAATACCTGTTAAAAAACATACGTGAGCGCGATGTGCGTCTGAAAGACAAGCTCGCGGATGGTTCGATACAGACTTTCGAGGAGTATCGGTACATCGTAGGCGAAATACGCGGAATGACCTACGTTGAAGATGAAATTAAAACCGCGATGAAAGGCATAGAGTACGCGGATGACTAACAAGTTATTTGTGCCAGATCACGTTGCAAAGGCAGCGCAGAAGGCAATAAAAGAAAACCCACAGATGCCTAAGCCAATTGAAAATGCTTTTGGCAAGGGGGCAGAGAGTAAAAACGAAGACGATCCATCACAGATGGATTCTTCTGCACTAGAGAGACTACCGCAGCCTACAGGCTACCGTGTTCTCATCATCCCATACTATCCTAGCGAAAAGACAAAAGGCGGTTTGTACGTTCCTGATCAGGTTCGTGACCGTGAAGCGTTCGCAACTGTTGCAGCATATGTCGTCAAACTTGGTCCTGACGCATATAAAGACTCCCAAAAGTTCCCAAATGGTCCTTGGTGTAATGAAAAAGATTGGGTTCTTATAGGAAGATATGCTGGAAATAGGTTCAAAGTGGAAGGTCTTGAGGTAAGAATCATAAATGACGATAACATTATCGCCACAATTCTTGACCCAAAAGACATTTCTTATGTATAGTGTGATGGAGAACAAGGAAAATGGCTATGTCTGAAGATATTCGTGAAGACGACGAATTAGAAAGCAGCACATCTATTGATCTAGATGATGATCAAGAAGATGAGGTGATTGAAGCCTCTTCCGATGACGATGAAGAAGAAACCCGAACAAATGTTCGGAAAAAATCTTCAGGTGACGATGAGCTAGAGACTTATAGTGATTCTGTCCAACGTCGTATCAATCAATTAACCGCAAAACGTAAGCAAGCCTCTGAGGAAGCTCAGGCTGCTTATCAGTATGCGCAGCAGATGCAGCAAGAAAACGCAGCCATGCGGCAGCGTCTT